GATTGTTTCGTCTGCCCGCTTAGCAATTGCGTCTGGTGCAGTAGAAAGATCAACGCGCTCCCACTTCATCGACTCTTCGTTAAAGCGAATGATGTATGGGTTCTCGGCATACCAGTCAGTCAGGATTTTCTTGAGCTTGTCACGGCCAGCCTGCACAGCGCCAGTGTTCCAGTAGCGAGGCAAGAATGGCTCAGACTTCTCAGTTAGCATTGGGTTATCAAACTCAAACTGAGTTTCATCCAACACCGCTCTGCGCTCAGCCAGCGTTTCGTTTAGCTTTGGAAGCTGATCTGCCGGGGCTTGGTCAATCTTGGCTTGGAGTGCATCGACCTCAAGGCGCAAGTCATTCAGTTGACGGCCAAGGGTAGCCTTAGTGCGAAGTTGACCCGTCTCAATCAGGCGCTCTTCCCAACGCGCAAAGTAATCGTCCATCATCTTAGAGGCTCTAGCCTCAGCAGCAGTCATGTCACCGCCAGTGATCCGCTTGCGGTTTACATCAGATAGCCATGCCGTGATTGTCGATCCATTGCGTTGAACAGCACGGGAAATGCTCGTCGCGTTCACATCAAGATTGCTAAGAACAGAAGTACCGGGAGTAGGTGCGCCAGTATCCTCAGCCCACAGCTTTACCATGCCATCATAGGCTACGGCAAACTCGCCCATGTCTTTAGTGGACAGTTGATGCACGGAGAGGGGTGCAGATACACCAGCCTCATGCAGCTTGAGTTGAGTACCGCCATCGCTAGCCAGCATAACAAAGGTGCGCTTGACCTCATTGTTTACCGATCCGTAGTTATCGGTAATCGTGCGACGAAACGGGTTGGTCACAAAGTTAATGAGCGGATTGTCAGCACCTTCTGACGGACGATACAGGTCGTTTAGATTGACGCCCTTCTCCTCAACTTTGCGGAAGAAGGACTCATCAGCCAAACCCTGACGTTCCACGCGCAGTTGCTCAATGTCATCCTTAATGATGCGGGCCTCTCCACTTCCAGCTGGAAGAGTGACAAGCTGATCCTCAAGACCCTGAATGCGGGCATTGAGACCAGTAAGGCTTTCATCGACATTTTCAATCTGACCAAGCGGACGAGCATCGCGCCGCGTAAAGCGTTCAATGACACCGGGAGATGTGCCGCCCATGTCGTCCAGTGCGCGGGACGCAGTAAATATAGCCTCAGCTTGCGTCTTAATCTTGGCTTGAGCGTTCAGCTTAGAAACAAGAGGAGCGGCAAAGACACCAGTTGCACCAGCGCCAAACAATACTGCGGTTGCAGTGTTGACTGTTGTCTCAGTCCAAGTCTGAACAGGATCGGTGTCTTTGATATTCAGATTCAGAGCAAGCTCAGTGCCACCAACAATAGTCCCGCCTCTTAGTGCTGTGCGAGTCAACGACACTCGACCAGCATTTGCAGCCAAGCCAAGAGGAATTGGCAGGTAGTTAATAGGGTTTGCAAAGCTAGCAACAAGAGACGTGCCGATGGGCGTGACGGCCATATCCTCGCGGAGCTTCTGACGATCCGTAATAAAACGAGTTACGTCAGCGGCATGTTGAGGGTTTACAGTGCCAACATAGGAAGCGCCAAATGCCTCAAAGCCTTGAGGGATATGCTTCTTGTAATCGTACCCCGGTTCGATGTTGGGTCCATAGACAACAGTTTGACGAGCTTTCTCAACCATACCACCAAAGTAGTAGTCGAGTTCATTGGCTGCGGCAGTCGCAAGGCCGGGAACAGTAGCGCGGAACCCCGGCCCAGCCTGAACCTCTGGACCAGTTGGGATGATGTCGCGCTCTGTAACTGCCATCTTAGTTACCTCCAAGTGTGATTGACGTTCTGCCAGATGTTAGATCAAGAAGCTCTCTTGCGGCAGCTTCTTGACGCTCAGCAAGCAGTCGTTCCTCTGTAGCAATCTTGTTGGTGATTGCCGCAAATCCCGGCTCAGCGGTAGACACCATCAATGGTTCGCCATTTTGCTTAACTACTGGATTTCGCATCCCGCTTTCAGGATTGAAGGATGTTACCATGTAGGTCTGCCCACCAAAACGATCTGTTCCACGTGGAACAAGTTGGATGAAAGGTTTGACCTGAGCGCCATAGCCATAAGCAATAGTTTGCGAGGTACTTTCAAGTGCGCCGAAAAAGCCAGTGCTAGGAGACTTTGCAAACTTGGTTGCTATTGCATCTGGTGCAGTCTTGGAAACCTCATCCTGAACATACTGAATAAACTCAGACTGATACTTAGGAATGGTTTGCGACAGGGCTAGCTTGGTGCGCGACGAAGGCAGGCCATTGCTCATATCAATAACATAGCCCTCACTATCTGGGAACCATGAGTTCATCTGCTCATTGATCCGACGAGCAATAGACTTAGGAGTTTGCTGTGCAGGGCCACCAGCAAGAGTGTCCGCTACAAGGTAAGTCACAAGAGACTTAACCGATTCTTGTTGGGCAGTGTTGAGCAACTGATAGTCAGTAATAGACTCAAGCATCCAGTCATTGATTGGCTTTTCTTCGCCAGACCCAAGGAACATGCCGACAGTCTTGGAGAAACCTTCCTTAGACATATTCTGATTGGCAGCAGCAGTCAGGGTTGCAATGTTTGCCTCGGGCGTAAGCTGCAAAACCTGAGAGTAAAACTCAAGGCGACCACGCTCATCTTCTCCTAGCGCATTAAGCGCCGGATTAGGGATCAATCCTTGCGGTGTCGATACCGATTTCATGGCATTGTAATGCGCCATAGTCGTGGGATTGTAGACACCAGAAGCCAATGACTGAAACGAGTTTAAAAGCCCGCTCGGCATTGCGCCGGGAGTTTTATAAACCATAGAGAAGACCTTCGAGTATTGAGGGTCTTGCATGTAGGTTGGGTTGCTCCAGAGATCAGCAGGTGGTGCAGTAAGCGGGACACCACCAACATCAGAACGATAACGATTAACTAGACCAACGGTCCAGTTGTCAGCAGCAGCCCTGCCTTCCTGAGTGTTTGGATTGCCACGACCAGCCGCAACATTGTTAGTTGCATCCATTAATGCGCGGGCGCTTCTTGCATCATCAAGTTGATCGTTGCGGATTTGTTCTGCGTAGTTAAAGGCGGATTGCCGAAAGCCATTGTCCGTAACCAAGCCGCCAAGCTGAACAAACGTATCAAGGTTCTTCAAGACTTCAGGAGAAAGGTTGCCAACCTCTTTGTTTGTTACATACGCCTGCATTTGAGTTAGCTCTTCGGCTGAGCTAGCTGATTTCGTTGCAAGGCCCAAAGCTGCGTTCGCGGCTTCAATATATGCCTCGTCCTTAACGCTCTTAGCATCGCCATCAGGCAGGCCGGGAATGCCTTCGATTGCAGAAACGGCTTCGGTTACGGCAGATTGAATCTGCTCTGTAGACCCAAGCGATCTAAAGGCAAAGAGATCAGACCTAACAGAATTTACGGACGCAACAGCTTCTTCGCGCTGTTTGGTTTCTGCAAACTTGGCAGGACCAGAGGCATACGCACCAAGCTCTGTGTCAATATGATCTCGCATATCTGGCGAGATACCATCCATTAGGATGAAGAAGTTTGTCCGCTCATCATCGGTTAGGTTGGCGTAGTTGTTGTCAGCTACAGCTTGACGGATGCGGGTAACATCGTCTGAAGATTTGCCTCGAACAAGAGTTGAAACAAGGCCATCAGCAAGAGATGTCTCAATAGTCTTAGCGCGATCATTGAGTGAAGTGATTACTGCTTCATTTGTCTCAGCAACAGCTTGGTTGCGAAGATCGGTAACTGCCGCCCGAACATCACGGGCATAGCTTCCAGTTGCCTGAATGGTCGATGCCGTGTTGTAAACGCTGGTGGCAAAGTCCGCAGTATTGGCATTAGCCTTGCGAATGTCAGCAGCGACAGCCGCATCCGACTCAGCCTTGGCAAGAGAACTAACCGACTTGGTTACAGCAATCTGCCCCTGCAAATACTCCTTGGAAAAGTCGTTGTAGTCTCCAAATGCCTTGGGGTTTTTGGCATAGATAGAAAGTACGGAGGCAAGCTCAGGCGAGAATGCTTCAACAGAAGACAAGTCCTGAGAACGGATAGCGCCATTGATTCCTTCAAGGATCGTAGCGGTATCTGGATTGCTCTTATCAAGCTTGCCAACGAAGTGCTTTAGAAGGCCACGGGCAACAGCTTCTTGCTGAACAAACTCAAGCCGAGCCAAAGACTCAGGTGGAGACAACTCAGCCTTAACTGCATTCTCCTGACCGACCTTGATAGAGGTGGCCAAGTAACCACCAAGGCTAGCTGGGTTTGCGGTTAGATTGACAGATGGAACTCCGGCAAAGCTGAGCTTTGGTTTTTTAGTCGCTTCGTCCATGACTTCCCCTTATTCGAAAATGCCAAGCCCACCACTGGCAACAGCGCCTTCTATGGCAGACAGGCCCTCAGCAATAGCTGCATCGTTTGCTTTCTTGGCGGCGGCACGTTCTTTGTTGATCTGGTCCAAAGCCATCGAAGTGCGAGTGGCATTGAGATAGCTAGTGCCGATGTCGACAATCATGCCCTTAAACTGACCTTCAGCGTTCTCAGCCATAGCACCGATGTATTCACTCATCGCAGAAGAGTAGCGATCAACAGAGCCATCATACTTGATTGCAAGCTCAGTTGCCTTGAACTTGATCTCATCCTCAAGCGCCGCTTGGAAGCGAGTCTGGATCACGCGCTGATAGGCTTCCTGTGCAATGACGCCCATGCCCCTTGGTGCCTCATAGGCTTTGGGCGCACCAGTGGCAGGATCAATTGCCATAATCATTTCAGGCGCAACCGATGCGCCTTGTTCAAGCCCAGTTTTCTCGGCAACCTGAGCGCCGCGACGAAAGAACATATCTGCCATCTGATCGGCAGAACGAGCAACGCTCTCAGCAATTGTCCCTGCTGCATTAGTGCCGGGAACAGGAGAAGACAGTCGAGCAACACCAATCGGTCCGATACCAAACCGCTTTTCTTCTCGGATCACTGGCATTTATCCACCCGTGCGAATGAGGTTGTATTCATGAAGGCCACCAGCAATCGTGGTAAAAGCTCCAACCATTGAGGCTATAGCCTGAGCCTTGCCTTCTGCGCGAATAGCAGCAGCACGTTGAGCGCCGCCAGCCTTAGCAGACAAAGCTTCAGCCTGCATCTTCTGCGAAGTAATCTGAGCCATGAAGTCAGACCGCTTAGTGTCGCCAGCAGCTACTTCTTTCTGACGCTCAAGGAACCGAGCTACGCTTCTATCCTGCCCTCCAATGTCACGCCCAGCGGCAGCGAATGACGCAATGTTGGAGGAGAGGTTTTCGCGGTAAAGCTCAAGCCGATCATTGTGACGCTGAGCAGCTTCGGCCATTGAAAGCTTTCGCTCAGTCTCAATGTTGAAACCTTCAAGACGCCCAGCAAACTCAGTTTGCCATGCGTTAAACTTAGCAGTCCGAGCAGCGCCAATCCCACCAGCAACCTGAGCGCCAGCAGAGATAGCCGATGAAGCTAAGAAGAGTGTGGCGAAAGGAAATGGCATCAGAGGATCAACTCCGCAATGAGGCCGTTCACTTGGATCGGCAGTGGATACGGTTGAGTAATTGTAATCTGTGGATCGCGTCCATAGCCATTCAGTCGGAACTCTTTCTTTCCAGTGAATGGTTCAGTCGTTACCAGCGGACGCCCGTTTACAGTCGCAGACCGAGTATCCTTTAGGTCAACTATTGCGGCAGAGATGCCGCGCACATCACCAGTCACAGGGCCATTGCCAGTGGTTGCGTCGATAGGATTGGTTTTGATTTCAATCGTAAACGGAAGGCCCACGTAGAATGTTGAGTATCCAGTAAACGATGAAACGCTCACCGATCCGCTAGCCACAACCTGAGTGCCAAGGTAATCAAAACGACCAGTGCTTGTTGCCTCTCCAACAATGTGAACCGTGGTCCCATTATCAAAGAGATTGGTCATGCTAATTGTCGGACCAGCGCCAGACTTGTAGCCATCAAGACCAATGTTTCCAATGAACTCGCAGAGCCGCAACTTGCCGCCATACCAGAATGTTGCAAAAAGACGATCATCTACTGCAACAACGCTTCCAAACGATCCCGATGCTAACTCCCATTTAGTCCAGCCAGCCCGCTTCTCAGCGCGGTTAGAACCAAAGACAGCTATGTATCCAGCACTGTTAAGCATTGCGACATAAGACTCAGCCTCTTCAAAAGCGCCATGAACCACGTCCATATCAATCGGACCTTCAAAAAGGTGCGATGCAATCGTAGACACGGATGTTGCAGTGTAAGCATCTTCTGAGTCGGTATAGAGATACTCGCGGGCTACGTTGCCACCAGTTTGGATAAACATTGTAGCGCCATCTATAGCAACGGGCGTCACAAATATTGTGCCATAGGGCGTCTGCTTCCTAATCTGGGCATTGGTTGGCGTGATAACCTGATTCAAGAAAGCCGGAACATAAAGCTCTGAAGTATCCGTGAAGATTTGAAGGTCACGACTTGAGAGCATGTATCTGATTTCATTCACATCACCAGTTGCAGCAACGAGATTGAAGGCTTCATTGTCTTCTGCGTTCCCAAAGTCAAAGTCAAAGAACTCGCCAATCTTGCTGAACCAAAGCGTATCTGGCTCTTGGATCGTTCCCCCAAAAACAAGGCGGTTCTCATGAAAAACAACAGCCGCAGGATAACCACGCGCCGCTGAGAAAGATTGCTCATCCCACTGATCGGTTGGCGCATGAGTTACCAACTTAACCAAGCCGCCACCATCTTCTGCCAAGTTGGCACTTGCCCCGGCAGTAATGGTGTAAGTGTTATTGTTGATAATGGTTCCAACAGTTCGAGCGCCATTGATCTGAGCAGCATTGATGCCACCAACCGCAGATGCACCCTCAATGGTAATAGACTCGCCACCAGCAAAGCCATGATTGATGTGGGTGACTTCAACAATGTCGCTACCATCAGTCGTGCGAAGCGGGTTTAGAATCTCTAAGCGAATGCGAAGAGTTCCAATGATGTCTCCCCTTGCCTGCGTAGAAGACTGAACACTGACAATTTCAATCTCAGTATCGCCATAGCGAAGAATAACCCCAACATGCTTAGAGCTTAGATAGTTGCCGCCAGTTACCGATCCAGTCGTATCAAAGTAAGGCTCGCTCACAGTTAGTACAATATTGCTCCCAGTCGATGCAGCAGGGTCAAGCGTTACGTTCTGACGATGGAACACGCTGTAGGGCTGATAGGTCTGAGAGTCATCTGCTCGCATGTCAAACGTGTAAGGCGTGATCTCAAAGCTAGTTAGGCCAGTACGGATTAGCATCCTTGGCATAAACAAAGGATGGCAGATGAACATCACATCGCCATACTGAGCGTGGGTGTATTGATGAAGGTAGTCATCATCAAAGGGCAAGGGATCGCTATTCGTATCCGCAGTCAAAGTTGAAACTAAGCTTACGGAACCATTTTCAATGCGGAAGCAGCGCACCTTGGCGTTCTCAAGGGAGATCAGATACTTCTCATCGTCCGAGAAAACAAAGGGCGCAAGGTATGACTGGAACACCTTGCTAGTGTCTTGAGTAATATTCTCAAAGCGATAGTGATGTTTGAGACCCGGGCGCTTTAGTAAGCTACCCTCAGACATCACAACCATGTTCTTCAAGCTCTGGGCGGAGGCGTTATAGACTGGGCTGTCAGTCCGCATCATTGCAGAACGACTCACCTCACCATACTGAAAGCTGTTAATGGGAACGCGAATCTTCTGCATCAGCTACGCCTTTGAGCAATGAACCTCGAAGTGTTGAGCTTGCGCGTAGTCTGCTGCTGAGAGTCAAGACGACGAGCCTGCATCATATAGAGATTAGCCTTCTGCTCCATGAGTGAAGCAAGCTGGGGATCACGCGCAACCGATACGGCCAAGATTGCAGCCATCGAAAACTCCACGGCAATGGTGAAGTAAGCTGGCCACGTAGCTTCTGTTGCACGGAAGATAAAGTCAGCAATGACAACATCAGCGTCTACTGCATTGCAGAAAGCTTTGTCGCCGTAGATGTCATACTCAATCGGCAGATCATTCACAGTGATTGCGTTGAGCATTAGCATCGTTGCTGGAAGCTGATAGGACGCATCAAATCTGCCAGTAGGAGCAGAGGCGTTCCGCGTCAGAACAGATTGATTGGTGGCAAACCGCCACCGAGTATTAGTTAGGGATGCCCGAGCAACATCATCATACATCGCTTCGCAGACATCAGCCTCAACAGTTCCATCCTCGAATGAAGCAATAGCAGAACCACCCATCAGGATGGAGGCGCGGGAGCAGACTTTGATTGCTGTGTTTGCTGGCATGTGGGGTTAGGGGGGCCGAAGCCCCCCTCTCCTTTCTTAGTCGGAGTCAGTCGAAGTGATGGCAACGCCATTCACAACATCAACTACGCCAGCCGAATTCGAGTTGACGTAGGTGTGGCTGACAGCCGGAGTTCCCCCAGTCTCGGTGACAGTGATGATAACGTCATTGACGTTCAGCATGTTCGAGGCCGAGTTGAAGTAACCAGCGGTGTTGACATCAGCAATGGCGTCAGCGGTCGAGTAGTGCCACAGGGACACACCCGAAGCTCCAGCCAAGCGGGTCAGAGAAGCAGGGGTAAATGCCATTTCTGGTTCTCCTTAGTTATTGTCGAGGACTTCGTAGATACCGTTGCTATCAATAGCAATGGCACCCATCGACATCATCGACGTTGCGAGGTGCGAGACTTTCTCAGCGACGTAGTTGATCTCCGTCTGCACATCGGCGTTGATGCCGAGGCCGACTGCGGAGGTGTGGTAGGCAAGGTTCTTGCCAGCCGTGACCGCCGAGGTCGAGAAAATCTTGAAGCCGAGGAATTCCTTCATGGTCATGCCGCCAGCAAACGGCAGGTTCTGCGGGCCAACAAAATCCGAGGAAGCAAACTCGGTGATGTTGAACAGGTCCGCAAAGCCCTTCGGGTGCATAGCGATATAACGCTGACCATCTTCAGGAACGTCATTGGTGCCGAACAGTTCGAACAGCGTCAGCATGTCAGCCTTATCAACAGCG